TTGCATAACCTTTAGTTTGAAATTCTATGTTACCTATACCAGCCGCCGCACCTGCTACTCCTCCTGCGATTTTACTAATAATTCCTTTTTGACCTGCTTTGTTTCTATCACCCAACGCACCAAACAATCCTGTAAGACCTTGTTTTTGATATGCAGTTAAACTATCTTCTTGATATGATGCCGATAGGTTTGTATTCAATGTATCGGGCATATATAAAGTGATAGTTGAATCCATTTGAATTTTTGAACCAGAAAAAATACTGTTGTCGTCTGTTGCAATTTCAGTAGTTCTTTGTCCAGTAACAGCATTAAGACTTGTGTTTAATACGGTGCCTGCAATAGTTTCATTAGAATATGCAGAATCTCCTGTATCTGGAAGAAATATATAGAACTTAATAGCATGTGCCATATTTCCCAAATCTCTAGGATATTGCAAATTAGGAAAAGTTTCTATATTGTAAAGAGCCGACAAAGGTCCACTTGTACCTATGTTGTTACCTCTTGTATCTTTTGGTATTGTTTGTGCTATTAGTGGCATTGTTTTCTCTAAATTTAGTGATAAAGATATTTATATGGCATATTCAGGTATATTCAGACCCAAGAATCCTCAAAAGTATGTAGGCAATGCAAGTAACATCGTGTATCGTTCATCGTGGGAGTGTCGAGTAATGACATGGTTGGACAATAGTTCCGACATCGTTTCCTGGGCATCAGAAGAATTGATTATACCATATATATCCCCGGTCGATGGTAAATGGCATCGTTATTTTCCTGATTTTCTTGTAAAAGTCAAAACTGGTGACGGTAAAACTAAGACAATGTTGATTGAAGTCAAACCAAAACGACAAACATTACCACCTGTACAAAAGAAAAGAGTTACCAAACAGTATATCAATGAAGTGATGACATATGGGGTCAATCAAGCAAAATGGAAATATGCAAATGAGTATGCTTTAGACCGAGGTTGGGAGTTTAAAGTTATAACCGAAGAACATCTAGGATTGTAGTATAAATATCATATGGCATCCATATTAACTAAATTAGCACAACAAAAAACAGACTTGCAACTGCAAAGTATGTCCAAAGAGGCGTACCGATGGCTTGCAGGTAAAACGCAAGGAATGCGAGATAACGCAAGACATGCACGAAATATCAGTAGAGAAGAAAATCGACAGGTAAGAAAATTCAATCTTGGTGGCATGTATTACTTTTATTATGATCCAAAAACCAAAGATGAGTTACCATACTATGATGTATTCCCAATGGTAATCATCTTAGAACGATATCCGGATGGATTTCTAGGGTTGAATTTGCATTACTTGCCATTACCATATCGCATTATGTTCTTAGATAAACTACTTGATTATGCTAGTTTTACGCCCGATAACGAGATTAAACGACTTAGAGTGACATACGATATACTGAGTGCTACAAAGCGCCTAAAAGCCTTTAAACCCTGTTTAAAACAGTACCTATACAATCATGTGCAGTCTAAGATTATAGCGGTTCAACCAAACGAATGGGACATTGCAACGTTCTTACCGGTTCATCAGTTTAAGAAAGCACGAGCAACAACTGTATGGCAAGAATCAATGGAAGAAATTAAAGGAACAGCATAATGCCAGGATTACAAAGTTTTATCAGTAAATTCAATTATAAAGATTTAGCCAGACCAAATCGATTTGATGTCATGATTCCGGTTTCGCCAAACCTTAAACAGTCTGGTAATTTCACAAGTATGGAAGATATGTCATTGATATGTGAAATTGCAGAACTACCAAGTAGAACATTTTCAACAGCCGAACAGAAATTTACTTCGATGCCGGTTCAAAAGTTTCCTTACATGGCAAGTTACAATGATTTGACATTGACATTCATTGTTGACGATTCGATGAATATTAAATATTTTTTTGATGCTTGGATGTCACTTATCAATCCAGTAGATTACTACACATTTGAATATAAAAACAATTATGCAGTAGATATTACAATCAATCAGTATGATATGCAAAATACGGTTACATATTCAATTAAACTGGAAGAAGCATATCCAATTGCAGTCAATCAGTTAGACTTAGATTGGAGTTCTGATGGGCACCATAAATTAGTAGTAGTCTTTGCGTATAATTCTTGGAAGAACATTTACGACCAAGAAGTAAAACCAGAAGATACAGGCAACGTATAATAATGTAACAGGAGAAAAATAATGGCATTACCTAAAATAGATGCACCAATTTTTGATTTGACTTTACCATTGTCAAAGAAACAAATTAAGTTCCGTCCGTTTCTTGTAAAAGAACAACGCAACTTATTAATGGCTTTGGAATCTGATGATTCTGAAACTATTGAAACAAACATTCGTGAAGTGCTAAAGAATTGCACACAAACGGAAGGTATCAACTTTGATAATTTACCAATTACTGATGTTGAATATTACTTCTTGCATTTGAGAGCAAGGTCAGTTGGTGAAGTAGTAGAGAACAAATATAGATGCAACAATCTTGTAACTAAAGAAGATGGCACAGAAAAATAATGTGGTACATTGATGGATGTCAATGTAAATCTTTTGGAAATCAAAGTTGAAGGTGCAGACCAATACAACGATACCATTCAGTTGACTGATAAATTGACTGTTAAATTAAATTATCCAAAATTCTCTGTCATCAAACGTGCAACAAATAGTACATCGATTACTGATTTAGCCTTTGATGTGATTGCCGAATCTGTTGAATACATCTTTGATGGTCAACAATACTACTATGCAAAAGAAACTGCACCAGCAGAAATGATTGAGTTTATTGAATCATTGAGCCAAGAACAATTCTCAAAGATAGAAGATTTTTTCACAAACCTTCCTAAACTGAATAAGAAAATTGAAGTAGATTGTAAGAAATGTGGTTTCCATCATCGCATTGATGTGGAGGGACTAGAAAGTTTTTTCGTCTAACCTTTTGTCATGACAACCTGAAGAATTATTATACAACAAACTTTTCATTGATACAGCACCATAAGTATAGTTTGTTTGAGTTGGAATCTATGATCCCGTGGGAACGTGATATCTATGTCGCTATGCTGATTCAACACATTGAAGAAGAAAACGAGAAGATTAAACAACGAAATGCGGCAAAACGTAGATGACAAGAAAAAGAAAAAAACAGATATCTCAACAATATGAAAAGTATCTATTAGGTTTAAAAGGTAAATTTAAGCCTAAGAATGTTGCTAGAGTGATGGCAGGCGAAACGAATATCGAATCGTCACAGACCAACATCGGCTCTAAGAAAGAAGCAACCGCACAAGTCACGCCTGTTGTTCCTCAATTACCAGTAATTCCACCAATACCACAAATAGAACAAGAAGACACGGCTACTAAAGTCCGTGATACTTCTTTTGGTGATTTGTTTGCAAAAAATATGATGCAAGGTGGTAGCATAGGTAAGTCATTCAAAGGTGCATTGAAAGACAAACTTGATCCAATGAATCTTGCCATGATAATGACTGGTGGAAGTAATTGGGCACCAGCCATGGTTGGTAAGATGATGGGTCGCACACCAGAACAAATCAATCAATATACAGATTTGAAAGAAGAAAAGAGCGAAAAGAAAAGAGCAAAACGTGATCCAGAATTCTTAAACAGAATTGTTACGAATGTTCAAGATATAAAGTATGATGATAGTTTGACTGACATTTTTGGTAAATTTTATGAATTAGTTGCTCACAACATCGATAAAGAAAAAGAACATGATGAATTGATGAATGATTTCAAAAAAGAACATGATACTGAAGAAGAAAAACGAGATAAAGAACTTATTGAAGAATTCAAAAAGAAAAAAACTAAAAAGTCTGAAGGTAAAAAAGACAACGAGGAAAAACAGGATAAACAGGAACAGAAAAAAACTGAACCAAAACCAAAAGAAACTGCAACACCTAAAGAAACTGCAACCCCAAAACCAAAAGAAACTGCAACACCTAAAGAAACTGCAACCCCAAAACCAAAAGAAACTGCAACACCTAAACAAACTGCAACACCTGCACCTAAAGGAACAACACCTAGTGCACCTAGCGGTAATGCACCATCTGCATCACCTGCACCAGCACCCGCAGGAGGTGGAGGTGGCGTATTAAGTAATGTAGTGTCGGGATTAAAAGATGCAGGAAGTGCCGCAAAGAATTTTATTACTGGTAATGCAGGTACTGTAGCAAAAGTTGCAGTAGGTGGTGCCGCCGCTGTTGGTGTAACGAGTGCAATTGGTGGTGCAGAATCTGGTGGTAACTACGATATTACATTTGGTGATACAGTAAAGAATGGAAAAATAGTAAACCAAAAAGGTTTTGATACTCCGGAATCTGTGTATGGAAAAAAATTAACCGATTTGACTTTAGCAGAAGTCGATGCATTGGGTAAGAGAAGAAACAAAAAGAGTGCAAACTCTAGTGCTATGGGTAAATACCAATTTATGAATAGCACACTTTTTGGTGCTGTAGGTAAAGATGGTAAGTTGCGTCCTGGTTTAGTTCAACAATTGAAGTTGGACATGAATACAAAATTTACTCCAGAAATTCAAGACCAACTTTATAATTTGTTGCACACACAAGATTTAGCAACATTAAAACGATTAGGTGTGCCTATTACACCAGGTTATGAATATATGGCTCACTACATTGGTGCTGGTGGTGCATCTGCTGTTTATGAAGCAACAAAAAAGAACCCAGGACAAACTGTTGCTGATGCGATGGCTTCTGCACATTTAACCCCACCAGGTAGAGATAACAATCCTGAATTGTATAAAATTAAAGTTGGTGAGTTTGAAAAAATACTTGCTGATAGATTAGCGAAACATGGTGCATCTTCACCTCATTCTGCTGGCAATACTGAAGTTAGCAAAGTAAATAAAGTAACGGCAGAAAATACTCAATTGAAACAAGAACAAAAAGAACAACAACAATCCGGCGGAACAAGTGTTGTAAATAATACTACCAATGTTGTTACTCAAGCCGGTAATAAAAATATTACAGTAGGTAAAACGGACAGGAAGAATTCTATGTTAGAAAATTTACAATTTAACTTTATCATGCCATGATTACTAAAAAACTAAAAGAAGAACTGTTTGCATGGGACCCTAATGCTTTTCAAGGCAAAGGGTATTGGTTTGTCATGGGTGAGAAAGGTGCATTAGGTCGTGCCGCAACTAAAGAACAAGCCAATTTTCTTGGCAAACCAATGGAATCACAAACTGTACCAGAATCACCAAAAGTACACGAACATGATGATGAAGAAGAACACGAATATGCAAAAGCAGAAAAAACAAGAAACACCAGTATTGGTGATTTGATTGCAAGAAAAATTATTGCAGGCGGTGGTATAAAAGAATCTATCAAAGATAGTTTTAGTGATAAAACAAATGCAATGAAAACTGGATTCAAAGAAACTTTTGATCCATTAAATATGGCAAAAGCATTGACTGGTGGAAGTAATTGGGCACCTGCTATGTTAGGTAAGATGATGGGTCGTAAACAAGAAGACCTTGAATACTTTACTGATATGAAAAAAGAAAAACCAAAAAGTAATAATCCTGCATCTGCTGTAAGAGCCGCAACGGACCCATTGTACTCATCTACAAGTAGTAGAAGGGTAGTTGCTGTTCGTAAAAATGATTCTCTTGCAAATGTTGTTACAAAGTTATATGCATTGATTAAAAAAGATATTGATGATAAAACTTTACAAAGAGAATTGGATAGAGATTTTGAACGTGGTAGAGAAGATAAGAAAAAGAAAAGACACGATGATTTAGTTAAGGCTATTCGTGGTATGTCAGTTGGTGTTGGTGATGGTTCTGTTCCTGAAGATGATTCTAGTATCCTGGATAGTATTCTTAGTGCATTAGGATTAGGTGCAATATTTAAAAAAATATGGGGCGCGGTAAAAGGAATATTGAGAAAGATTCCTGGTGTAAAGAATCTAAAATTTTTACAAGAAGGTGCAGAAGGTGCTGAGGCTGTTGCAGAAGGAGCAGAAGGAGCCAAAGTTACCGCTGAAGCCGCTGAAGGTACCAAGGCTATTTCTGGTCTTGGTGAAGGTGCTAAGGTTGTTGCAGAGGGAGCAGAAGCAACTAAGATTATAGGTGAAGCCGCAACAGCAACAAAAGTTGGTGCAGAAGGTCTTGCAACTGCATCAAAAGTATCCAAAGTATTGACTGCGGCAAAAGGTGTATTGGAATTCTTGAATAAGATTCCTGGTTTAAATTTAATTGCATCTGGTGCTAGTTTACTTGCAGATGTTGCACTTGCAATTTCAGAATTTGAATCTGGAAAAATAAATGAACAACAATTGAAAAAAGCAGTTACAGAAGCATTGGGTGGTGCAATGGGTGGTCTTGGTGGTGCAGAATTGGGAGCATTGATTGGTGGTTTTGCAGGTTCTTTTGTTCCTCTTATTGGTAATGTAATTGGTGGTGCAGTTGGTGGTGTTGGTGGTTTCTTTGGTGGCGAATATGTAGGTAAGAAAGCCGCAGGTGCATTATTTGACCATTTTGAAAATACTCCACAAAAGCAATTAAAGAATGAAATTGATAATATGCGCCCACAAGCAACACCTGTACAACAACAAAACAAACAAGCCGCACAAACAGGTATGAGAGGTCGTGGTGCTCAACCTTTACAACAACAAACAGCACCAGCACAACAACCTCAACCTACATTACCATCTACAGGTGCTAGTGCTGGTAGAGGAAGTGTTAATCCTCCTATGGCTACTGCAACACCTACTTCAGTACCAAACACAACAGGTGAAAGAGTTAATGGTGCAATGAAGGCTAATGCTGAACACAACGATAATGCAAAGGTTGCATCGGCTGAACCTGTTGTTACAAATACCACAAAAACATATAATTCAGGCAAAGAAGGTGATGTGACTTTTGATGTTCCGGCAAGTGCAAGACATGATGATACTATGTTAAGTGCTATTCAAAAAATGATGGTACGATTAGTATAAAAAAAACCCACCGCAAGGGTGGGTTCGAAACTAGACCATGGGTCAGTTTTATTCTTCTTCAGCCAGTTTAGCAAAGTAATCTAAATCATCATCATCTTCGGTTACCAATTCGGGTTCCTTCACAGGTGCCTTAGGCAACGCTTTCGCTTGTTCAACTGTAGTCTTAGCACGAGGTGCTTCTTCAGAAGAACCGAGTACTTTATCCAAACGTGCTTTCAAAGAATCGTATTTCTTGAATTCTTTAGGATCCAAGAATTGCTGTAGTGAGTGTTCTGATTTCCAAATCTTCTCAAGTTCATCATCGTCTTTCAACAGAGGTGCTGGTGCCTCGAATTCAGACTTATCATAGTTTTGGTAACCATCAACTTTGCGAATCTTCAACTTGAAGTTTGCACCTTTCCACAAGTCAAAAGGATTGACTGGTGTTTCGTCTGCAAATTCAGGATTCATCGCTTCGGTAATCTTATCAAAGATTTTCTTACCGAATTTGTATACAAACACTTTGCCGTTGTTCTCAGGATGTTTTGGATCCTCAACGACATACACATTAGCATAATAACTCAATTTACGCTTACGGTCACGAGCAACTTGTTTGTTAGCCTCAATGCCAGAGTTCCATAATGTAGAGTTAGCCTCACAAATAGGACACTTATCATTCTTGGTTGTCAAACAATTGTCAATCAACCAACCACCAGGACCTTGAAAGCCGTGATGAAAGACTTTAATCCATGGCAGACCATCTTCATCATCTGGTGCAGAAGGTAGAAAACGGAGAACAGCATAGCCGTTACCTGCTTTATCAACTTCAGGTTTCCAGAAAATGTCTTTGGTGGAGTTTGAATCGGGTGATTCTTTGAGTGCTTCGATTGCTTTGGTTAGTTTAGAGAGATTACCAGATTCTCTTTTTAGATTTGCAAATGATGTCATAATTTACCTTTCGTAGTATTGACGGAGTATAAACGGAGTATTTCACGAGATTCATAGTATACATGTATATTTATACAAAATCAAGTGTGTTCCTTCACTTTTTCAAGAAATATTTTCTTATATACCGAACGGTCAAATTCGATAAAAGGTGTATATTTCAAACACCTCATTCTTACGTTTGGCCATATGATGTCATCTTGGATTTTACTATCCCAGACTTCAAACAAATTCAAAAGGTTGTTGATAATTACCAAGGTTTCAATGCTAATTAGATTTTTCATCTGCATGGCAACAATTAATGGTACTTGACCGTCTTTAACTTTCACCAATTCTGCTGGTGCATACTGAAACAACGTATCTAAATCGTTTTTAAACAGGTAGGATAGGGCTTGTACACGCTTCTGCCATGATAGATAGGTGTCAGTCGCTTCGGGTTCTAGCATCTCTGTAATGTACGATGTACGCCCTGCAACCATGTTGGCAATATAGAAGTTCTTTAAGTCTTCAATATAATACTTACGAGCCAATTTATAGTAAGAGAATTTATCCTTACGGCGCATGAACCCATCTTTACTTACGTTGGTTTTACCATGATACTTGATGTAATCATAAGTAGGACTGGTAAAATGCAAACGCAACGCATTGTACATTGCATATGCATCAAAACCATTTGTTGGTTCTGTAATCATATTGGTAATTTAGCCACTCGCTTAATCATATTTGCATTCTGTGCTTCTTCACTAATCTTCGCTTTAAGTGAAGGTGTGATTAGTGAAGCCGCAACTTCAATTTCAAATTCAGTTTCTTTACAATGATGGAGAATGGCATCCATATATCCCATACGTTTTTCTTTGGACAACTTCTCTATCATTGTAGAAAAACTTCGCATCTCATCTTTTGTTGGCATAGTCGTTCATCGCTTTTAAAAATTCATCAAATTGTTCGGGTTCAACAAAAATACATTGTGAATGAGTAGGAGGCAAACCTTGAATTGGTGGATCAGTTTTCATCTCTTTCACAATGACAAGCATTTGTGGATACTCTTTTACCTTAAATGTAACTATGTCATTTTTCATAAGTAGAATATATGGTTTCCTATTTTAGTTACGACCTTATTAGCACTCCACTTCGGGTCAACATATGTTGCATGATAGTGTAATGCATTCTTGTAGAATATTTTATCATGTAAGACATATTGTGTCAATGCTTTCCTAGCAACGTACACGGATTCTTCCCATTCGTACTTGCTTCTTACCTCATAAACCTTTTCGCATGTCCAACTAAATTGACATGTGGTTTTTCCATTGTATTGTGTCTTCTGATATACAACATCACACACATTCTTAGGATAATTAGGATCCCTAGTGCGATTCATAGTCACCTGTGCTACTGCTAGTTTGCCTTCATATGGCTCACTAGCGGCTTCGTAGTATATATTTTTTGCTAGGCATTCTATTTCATGTGCCATTAGCAGTCGTATTTCTTGTTTTGTTGTAAATTCACTTGCACTGGACATTGTGTTTAATCCGGTGCCGGATAGTAAAACCAATACCATCATTAGTATTGTTGTGATTTTCATCATATCTCCTTGTTGATGATAGAACCATTGACATGGTTCTTTTTTCTCCAATTACGAGTTTGACTTTTTGGTTATCTTTGGTTCAGTCTGTGGAGGTGTTTGAAGTGAAACGAAACCATTTAGCGTAGTTGCCTTCGCTATGATATCTGCTTCGCTTGGGTATGCAGGCATTGCTGGATGTTCCGGTGGAACTGCGCCTGTTTGTTTTGCTGAATCAACTGCTGTTGCCCAACTATTTGTGATTTGCTCTTTTCTAGTGTAGTAGTCTTCTACGAGCATTTCCTTCGCCATCTTTAATAGTTCGAGGCGAATCTCGAATGGTGTCATTGACATAAATTTTCCTTGCTGTGTATGTGTGTGGTTGAGTTTTTATTGAGAACTCTAACTCATGTTTTATTTATGTTCTATCGATTTGCGATGTACATGGTGATTTCGAAACCAAAACGCATATCGCTTGCTGAGGGTGTAGTCCATTTCATTGTGATACTCCTATTTAATTAAAAGAAAGTGGTTAGTTATTCTGTTACGAGGAAACTAACCGAAACCCTAAGCGGCAATTAAGCGGCTAATGCGAACTTTTCATCGTTTGCGTTTACTTTATTTATGCGATTAACGGTCGTCATCTACCGAGTTGTCCACTTCTGTACTTTTTGCCCTGTCGAAACTATGCACCCCCATCAAAAGCATTCTTAATCTCCAGCATACTTGTGGGGATCAATCCACTTTCAACCTTCTCCGATCCTGCGTCCAGTTTAGAATACTTTTGGTGGAGGTGG